ATGTCCCCATTGCACTCAGGGCTTAGAGTTTTGCAATCAAATAACGAAGCGGTAACCACTGGCGTTAAATACCTTCAAAATCAAATGGCACGCGGGGTGCTAATGAGCGAAGAGGGGGATATCAACGAAGAGCAAGCACGAATGCTCAAAGAGAAATTCAAGCAACAATACCAAGGCGCAAATAACGCAGGTGATGTAATCATAACGCCAAAGAAACTAAGCTGGATAAACTTCGGGCTTTCAGCTTCAGACCTCAGCCTTATTGAGCAATATAACGCCACGATAAAAGACCTTTGTAATATTTACAGCGTACCAGTTCAGCTGCTTAACAATACCGAGAGCAGCACGTACAATAATATGAAAGAGGCGAAGAAAGCACTGTATCAAAATGCGGTGATTCCTGAACTCATTAAAATACGCGAAGAATTGAACCGTTGGCTAACGCCTAAGTATGGCGAAAACCTATACATTGATTTTGATTTCTCGGTGATCCCTGAACTTCAAGAAGAGATGGACAAGGTGGTAACGCAAATGAGCAATGCTTGGTGGCTTACCCCTAACGAGAAACGTGCCGCAATGAGTTATGGCGTTGATGAAGATAGCGCCTTTATGAATGATTACTACATTCCGGCAAACCTTATTCCAACCCAAAACCTACCCGATCTTATTGATGAGCCGGATACGATGCCAAATGCCTCACAGGAAATGGATGCGACAGATGTATTTGATACAGAAGAAGCTGCCCAGGCACGTGCCGAACAAATGGGTGGTGAGGGTTTTCATACGCACATGACCGAAAGCGGTGAAACGGTCTTTATGCCTTTTAATAGCCACGAAGAATATATGATGGCGATTAACAAGGGTTTTTTTTTGACCAATAAGCAACCAAACATAAGCCCAGCGATTGAGCGAGGACTTAGAAACAAGGTTGACGAACATAATGAAGATCACGGGGATGACCCAGCAAAGCGTGCCACTTATGGAATGCTTGCGGAATCATTTCGCAGAGGAGTAGGTGCTTACCGTACAAATCCATCGTCAGTGCGCCCAAGTGTTAATTCTGAAGAGCAGTGGGCTTACGCTCGAGTAAATGGATTACTTTACGCACTTCGCAACGGTCGCTTCAGAGGCGCAGCTTATGATACTGACCTATTGCCCGAAGAACACCCATTATCAAGCAAAGAGAAAGCACAAAAACAAGAATACACGGGCTACCCACAATAGCAGAGCGCAGACCCCTTGACCGCGAAACGATAAACCGCATTTATTCATTCTTTTCACGCCACGATGGCAACCAAACCGTATCAGAAGAAAACCGTGATACGCCTTGGCGCGACAATGGATACGTTGCTTGGAACCTATGGGGCGGAACTTCGATGTTCAATTACGTTCGTGAGATAGTAGAAAATGACAAATAATGCCACTGCCTAAACCAAAACCAGGCGAAAGCCTTGAGGACTTTTTAGAGTACTGCCCATTCGATACCCAAGTAATGCTTGAGTTCGATACTGAGGAGCAGCGCTTTGCAGTGTGCAGATCATTATACCAAGAGGCGAACAAAGAACAGAAGGCACAGCGACTAACGACTCAAAAGGTAAACCGCCAAGAATTTATCAGAGCCTGGGATCGCCAAACCAAAATAGCCGAGAACCGAGAGTTCAAAAAGTGGTTTTCGTATTTCAAACGCGAGAACTTCAAGGGCATAGATCAATTTTTACAATCAGGGCAAATAACGGGTTTTGATGGACTTTTTTTGGATAGAGATATTACCGAACTCTACGAGAACTTATTCTCAAGCGTAGGCACTCAAATTGCCCTTTGGTATCAAAATAACTTCGAAAAGTATATTCAGAAAAGCCAACCCACAGTACAATGGCGAGAAACCTTCGGGGCATTCGGCAGAAGATTCGCAGCTGACAAGGTTACCCTTGTATCAAACAACCGTAAAAAGGAACTGCAAAGGGTTTTAAAAAGACTAATGAGCGATCCTGACTTTCAAGCGCTCAATGAACGCCAAGCACAAAGAATACTAAGAAACCAATTCACGGGCTACTCAAGAACACAGGCGCAAAGATTGGTAAGAACAGAAAGCATAACCGCGGCGAACTACGCGGCAACACAGACAGCTAATGATCTATTCGGATCAGAAGGCTATGAAAAGGAATGGCTGACTGCTTTAGATGGAAGGGAACGAGCAGCGCATAGAGCAGCCGATGGGCAAAGAGTAGGTGCGGATCAGCCTTTTGTAGTTGGTGGCGAATATTTAAAGTTTCCAGGCGATCCAAGCGCCTCAGCAAAGAACCGTATTAACTGCCGATGTACAGTGCTAACAATGCCACTTGGGGCAGTTGAAGAAATAGAAGATAACCTAACCGGAGGGCTTGTTTCGGATATTGCGATTAGCATTGCGGGCGAGGTATTAGAAAATCAGTAATTTTGAAATATTTATTTTTGTGATATGAACAAATTGATCTACAAAACAACGCAGCTTGGCGATGTAATCGATGCCGATGAAAAGGCGGGAGTCGTTAAAGGGTATGCTTCAGTATTTGGAAACATTGACAGCGATGGCGATATCATTCTAAATGGAGCCTACAAAAAGACGATCCAAGAGAACCGTAACCGAATCAAATACCTATACCAGCATGACCTTGACAAACCAATCGGTAAGATGGTACACCTCGAAGAGGATGACAAAGGTTTAATGTTCGAGGCCGAAGTGCCTAAAACGCGTTTGGGAAAAGAT